TTTTAGTGTTTGTAAAAAAGGTATTTGCGTTAAGAAAAAATTTGGAGTTCTATCCGGCTCAAAAGGATCTTATCCAATCTTAACTAACTTAAGAAAAATAGAAATTTTTGAAGAACCTGAATATGAATTTGATGTTACAAAACCAGATGGCATTAGTAAAGTAACCATACACTGTAAATCAGTAGAACATTTAAATGATCAGCTAAGAAGACGCAATGCAATTTCAAAAGATGCAGGGTTTCTACCACCACGTATAAGCATCGGACAAGAACAAACAGTGATGGATGCTTTATATGAGACTCAGCAGTCAGTTCAGCCGCCTATTGGAACATCTCCTAAAGAAAAATTACACGATGTCTTACATACAAAAATACATGGACCAAAAGCAACGAATGATGCAGCCTTTAAAAGTGGGTCTGTCCTAATAGAAGGAGAGTATGCATTTTTTAAATTTGATAAATTTTATGACAGATTAAAGTCGAAAGATTGGAAGTATAAAGAAGAAAAAACAGGACGCATGATGCAGGTTATATACAAGACTTGTGAAATACAATTTCTTGATCAAAAAAGGTATCCATCAGATCCGGAAAACCCGGGTAAATATCACGCCTCAGTAAAAAATATAGTGCAAATAAATACAAAGTCTTTTGAAGAAGTTCCGATCTACCATAAAAAAATACAGCATAAGACGGAGATAATGTGATCAGTAGAAAAATATACGGGCCTCCGGGAACAGGGAAAACAACGCGACTTATTAACTATGCAAAAACTTTTTATAAACTCGGCACACCACTAGATAAAATAGGATACTTTGCTTTTACTAAAAAAGCAGCCAATGAAGCTCTTAATAGAATGCTGGATGCCTATCAATATCTGCAACGTAAAGATTTAAAACATTTTAGAACTCTACATTCTCTAGCTTTTTGGAGACTGGGTTACAAAAAAAGTGAGGTCATGCAGGATGAGCACTACGAAGATATAGGAAAAAGTCTTGGCATAGAAGTTACAGTTTATTCTGACGGTCAAGAAAATACAGGGTTTGTAGATTCGAACAGTGAATACTTTAACTTGATAAATGCAGCTAGAGTTAAAGGACTAACCAATGAGGAGGAATATAATACAGGTATGTATTCTCCAGATCTGGATAAAAGATTACTTGAGATTCTTTCTGAAGAATTAGACAACTATAAAGACTCTTTTAAACTTAAAGATTTTACCGACATGATCAAAAAATTTAATAAGGCCAAATTGTGTCCAAAATATGACATCGTATTTATTGACGAAGCTCAGGATTTATCACCCATCCAGTGGAAAATGGTAAATATCATAAGGGAAAATTCCAAATATGTTATACTAGCTGGTGATGATGATCAAGCAATTTATGGATGGGCTGGTGCAGATGTAAAAAGATTTCAAGATGAGCCTTCTAAAAAAGACATAATCTTGCCATATTCTTACCGAGTTCCAAGACAGATTCAGAACATTGCTAATAAAATACTCGAGCGAATCCCCGATGATCGAAGAATTAAGAAATTCTGGAAAGCTAGAAACGAAGAAGGGTTTGTAGATCATATAACTTCTATTGAAGATTTACCTCTACACCAAGGAGAATGGTTAATTCTTGCCAGAACAAATGACAGAATAGATAAAATTAAACCAATTCTTAAAGAAATGGGAATTTATTTCCAATTAAAAAACAGAAAAAGTTATAAAGCCTCCTTGTTCAGAAGTATTTTAAACTACACAAGATGGGCCGACAAAGGACATAAGTTGTCATTAATAGAAATAAAGGATATATTTGACTGTGTCCCTTATTATGATTTTAATGGAAAGGAAGAAAGACTCTATGATTTAAAAGAATTTGGATTCAGTAGGACTAAAAGATGGTTTAATGTTTTCACGGTAGATTATGAAGAATGTTTATATATTCGAGAAATGCTACGCCAGGAAGAAGAATTATCCAAAGACGCACGCGTACAATTATCAACCATTCATTCTGCCAAAGGTGGAGAAGCGGAAAATGTTTTATTAATTTTAGATAATACAAAAACAATTAGGGAAGCTGCAGAAAAAAGTTTAGAAAAAGCAGATGAAGAAAATCGAGTTTGGTATGTAGGAGTTACACGAACATTACAAAATTTATATATCATGGGTGCAAAAAAGGAGGCAAAAGGATATGACATCGAAAGTCTACAATAAACAGATTGGAGGATCTCATTATAAAAAATTTAAAATTCAACCAAGTAAATTTGTAATTGAGAATAGGTTGCTTTATCCAGAAGGATGCGTTATAAAATATATCATTAGACATCACTCAAAGAATGGAAAGGAAGACTTACTAAAAGCAAAACATTTTATCGACATGATTATTGAGAGGGACTATCCGTGAAGGATCCATTTACTATCCCCCACTATATGTTGCTAATCACTATTCTTTGCTTAATTTGTTATTATTTAATATGAAAATACCAAAGTACGAAGCACAAACAGAATGGGTAAAACCAACAGAATTTCCAGACCTACGACAAGTAGATGAAATTGCAATTGATTTAGAAACAAGAGATCCGGATCTAATTAAAAAAGGATCGGGTGCTATTATTGGTAACGGCGAAGTAATTGGTATCGCTGTCGCTACTTCTTTTTACAAAGGATACTTTCCTATTGCCCATGAAGGTGGTGGTAATATGGACAGAGTCAAAGTCCTCTACTGGCTCAAAGATATTTTAGAATCTACTTCCACAAAAATTTTTCACAACGCTATGTACGACGTCTGCTGGCTAAAAAAGATGGGATTTAAAATCAACGGTGACATTGTTTGTACAATGATTGCTGCAGCTGTAACAGATGAAAACAGATTTCGCTATGATCTTAACAGTTTATCCTGGCATTATTTAGGATATGGAAAAAATGAAGCTGCTTTAGCTGAAGCTGCCTCTGAATGGGGAATCAATCCGAAAGCTGAGATGTATAAGTTACCGGCTATGCATGTTGGATCTTATGCAGAAAGAGACGCAGAAGTAACCTTTGGTTTATGGCAAGCGATGAAGAAAGAAATTCTTAATCAGGACCTGGAAGACATCTTTGATTTAGAAACAGAACTCTTTCCGTGTCTTGTGGATATGAGATTTAAAGGTGTAAGAGTAAATATCGAAAAAGCTCATGCAATGAAAAAAGAATTTAAAAAAGCAGAACAAGATTTATTACATAAGATAAAAAGTGAAACTAATATCGACACGCAGATCTGGGCAGCAAGGTCTGTAGCTAATGTATTTGATATGCTGAAGATAGAATACCCACGCACAGAAAAAACAGATGCACCTAGTTTTACTAAAAATTTTTTACAAGAACATAAACACCCGGTCGTTAACCTGATTGCTAAAGCTAGAGAAATTAATAAAGCTCACACAACATTCATTGATTCTATTTTAAGATTTGAACATAAAGGCAGAATCCATGCAGAAATAAATCAACTAAGATCCCAAACAGGAGGAACTGTAACCGGAAGATTCTCATATCAGAATCCAAATCTTCAGCAGATTCCCGCTAGAAACAAGGATCTGGGCCCTAAAATACGAAGTCTATTTATACCCGAGGAAGGACACAAGTGGGGTTGCTTTGATTATAATCAGCAGGAGCCCAGACTCGTAGTTCATTATGCGGCTCTTTATAAACTTCCATCGGTTTATGAGGTATTAGATTCTTATAACGAAAATAGTAAATCAGATTTTCATCAAACCGTTGCAGATATGGCAGAGATTCCTCGGTCTCAAGCAAAGACTATTAACCTCGGATTATTCTACGGCATGGGCAAAGCTAAACTTCAAGCGGAACTTGGAGTAACTAAAGAAAAAGCAGAAGATTTATTTCACACTTATCATGGTCGTGTGCCCTTTGTTAAACAGCTAATGGAAAAAGCCTCTAATAGAGCACAGGATCGTGGACAAATAAGAACGTTGTTAGGGAGATTATGCAGGTTTCATTTATGGGAACCAAATCAGTTCGGGATGCATAAGGCATTGCCACACGAAGAAGCACTCGCTGAACATGGACCCGGAATTAAACGTGCTTATACCTACAAAGCTTTAAATAAACTAATTCAAGGGAGTGCAGCTGATATGACTAAAAAATCTATGGTAGAGCTTTATAAAGAAGGTATTATACCACATATCCAAATACACGACGAACTAGACCTCTCAATTATAGGTGAAGAAGAGGCCAAAAAAATTATTGAGATTATGGAGAATGCTGTTACACTTGAAGTTCCCAATAAAGTAGACTATGAGGTTGGTGATAATTGGGGAGATATATACGATTAACCAGGAGGAACTATGGAAACTATAAAAGAATTATGGTCACAAGGTGTACACCTATGGACAGATCACAAAAAAGTTGTGATTGGGGTGGCTATTGCCATTATTATAATCGTCTTATTAGTTAACTAGAGATAACACCTACGCGAAGATGAGGAAGGTAGTTATGATTATAACTAGACTGCCTTGAAGGATAAAAAAATGAAACTACGATATTGTAAAAAATGTGATAAAATGTGTCACTGCACAAACGCAGAGAGCGACGAATGTAAAGAAAATGAAGGTGGTTTAGTAATAGACGACACTGGAGAATGCGAGAGTTGTCAATAATGAGGAAACATTATGAACTATTATTTTACTGGAACTTTAATTATTTTATTAATATTATTAGCAATATTTGGAGGACCTAATTTATGAAAAAACTATATTTAGTATTAGCTTTATTATTTGCTTTAAGCGCCTGTTCGATCGGGCAAAAATGCACATACACGCAAGAAGGAACCAAGATTGAATCTTGGTTTTGGTTTACGAAAGAAGTACCTGTAGATCTAAGCAAAAATAATTGTAATTAATATGGAAAAAACAATTACCGTAGATCCAGACACTGGATCTGTAACGGTAGAGCAACATGAAGTCCATGAGGGAGTTGGTGTTTCTTCTGATGGGTTCAAAATTAATACCGGTATGGGCTGGGGAATTGACATTGCAATTGTTATTGCAGCTCTTGCATTAGTCTATATTGGAAAAAAATATGTGGACCAATGGTTCGCTAAGAAAAACAAATGATATGGACTGATTTTATAAACGTGATGAACTTTATCTTCATTGCTAATGATATGTGGCTACTATGGACGGCCCTTATTGTAGGCGCAGCTCTTTGGTGGAAAATAAAAAATGAATAATAAACCTTTAAATATATCAGATTCAGTATCAGTACAAATGCCCATGAAGACTGTAGCCAGCTTAATTGCAATGGTTGCAATTGGAACGTGGGCGTTTTTCGCTATACAAGAAAAATTAAATCAACACTCAACTCAA